GTGTTTACCTATGTTGATGGTCATTATGTCAGACCGCACTGTTTTAAGAGTGGATATATTCGGAAAGACCAGACATTTTCCATCAGTATAAAGGATACATTAGTTGAAAGTACGCTCAAATCAGAATTTAAGAAGGAACTGGAAAGAGGAAATTTTTTGCCTGTAGACTCACATTTTTGCTTTAAACACCCTAATTACATACCCATAGAGAAGAAGGTCAGACTGTTTTAACAGATTATGCCTGATTCCATAGGGATGAATGTTGCCAAGTCTTCAATTTGAAGCTTCAATCTCTGAACAAATATGGAGAGGGGTTTTGCAGGATGTGTTCTATTTAGGAATGCTGCTTCAAATATAGTTTTTGAAGCCCATTACTCATCTGACATTAAGGATAAGCCAAACCAAGCAAATATGATAAAGCAATATAATACAGAGTTACTGAATGTGGCTAGAATGCTACCAGTGACGTTTTCAGGGACACTGAATGCTTTAATCGATTGGTCTGGGATGACTGAGGAGGAACTGGCAGGTGCATCAAGCATTAGTGAGAAAACGATTCAAAGATTAAGAAATGCAGAGCCAGACAATGTTACAATAGAAACAGTGGTACAGCTGTCGATTGGTATGCAGTTACCACCTGTATTAAGTACTTGTTTGTTAAAGGCATCGGGTAAATCTTTTATGATGACAGAGCAACACATCATGTATCAATTCCTGTTGAATACCTGTTACACAAAATCTATTCATGAGTGTAATGATATGCTGGAAGCACAGAATTTAAAGCAACTTGGACGGCAGAATAGAATAACATAATAAAATTTATTGTTGTGGTCGGACATGCCATGTCTGTCTGTATTCGTTATTCAAGAACAATAGCAATCAATAAAAAAGAGTCATGAAAATAAGCAAAAAGCTTGTTTTCATGGCTCTTTTTTTATTGCTGTGTCAGCAAAAATAGGACATCCCATGTCCGAGCAATTTTAGCTGGCACACTTTAAAATTAGAGCATAAATAAAAATTCATATAGACCTGACAGAGCGCTGGAAAGGTGGATATGACCATATTGTTTTGAAGTAGCTGTCATTATGACAGTTATGGAAAAGCAGTTGGAAGTACCCTTTATTTCCTGCGCTCTTTTTCTAATGCCTGGTCTTGGGATGCTTCTATCCATGGTCAAACGGTATCTGCTTTACCCCAGTCTCTCTCGGTCGGAAAGAGAGACAATCTATGAAAAAGAAACCCAGGAAATCAGAGTAAATGGAGCAGAAGAGGAGCAGGTACAAATCCCAATGATCATCGATAGGGATTCAATCGAAGAATATGGGATGATTGTAGGCGTTAAGAAATCCCAGATTAGAAAATGGAGAATCGGTAACAGAATAGTGGATGTGGTGTTGGTTCCAGGAACTAAGACACAGTACGATGCCGTGATGAGTTCCTATTCAGCGGAGCTTAAAGCAGAGGATCGTGACAAACGCTGCGAGGTAAGCAATGGAAAAGGAAAACTGATTCGCTGCCCAGAAAGTAACAAATGCAGTCAGTGTCCATATGCCACTTCATTGGACAAGAAGAATTTTGGAACATTAACCTTTAGTTGCCTGGCAGCAGAAAATGAAGAGACCAATTTCGAAGCCGCCGCACCACCTACCTATGGTGCAGCAGATATTTACTTGGATATGCTAAAAGAGCTGATAAGTCATGTACAGGAAATCGACCCTAACTACGGTAAGATACTTCAGTTATTATCTGATGGATTTAGCCATAGGGAAATTGCGGATGAGATTGGAATGGGAAAGAGCACAGTCACAGATAAGGTGACGAAGATTAAAGCAATTGTAATTGATTTATTAAATAACATGATTTAGCATAAATGGTAGCAGCACTATGTAGAATGAGTGTTGCTACCATATTGATTAATCTTTTCTATAAAACGAAGTCTCAAAGCCATCAGCTCTCAATAATAGACCTTTTATCCATGGAGGAGTTTTTCCCATCTGTTCACAGATGAAATCCAAAGATTCTTCCACTGGACATTCGATAATTAATTCATCATGAATGTGGCCGCAAATGAATGATTGGGAGAGGGTTTGCATCGCATAGCTAAGGATATCTCTGGAGATTGCTTGAACTATATTCTCCACAAATTTGGCACCGTATGATTCGATACGCTCCCATTTCTTTGTTGCACCCACACCTTCGTAGGTTATAGCCTCCCCACCAAATCGATTCATACCTATCTTAGGTTTTACATAAGCAAGCTTTCTACCAGAGGGAAGTTTGATAAAGAGCATACCACTTTGATAAATAAAACAGATGCCATGGCATTCAGTGGCTGTTCTTTGAGTAATAGCCTTTTTAACAGTGGTATCTACATCCCACCAAAGCTGAACGATATTAGGGTTTGAAGCTCTCCAGGCATCAACGAGAGGTTGTAGTTCTTCTTCTAAAATACCCATATCTAAGGCTCCCATTGATTTAAGAGCACCGCATGAACCACCATATCCTAACGCTAGTTCAGCTATTTTACCCTTTTGGCGAAGGTGACTGTTTTGACCATGTTTCTCAACAGGAACACCAAACATGGCAGAAGCACTTGCACAATAAATATCTTCATTATTTGCAAATACTTTATTCCTCCACGACTCCTGTGCCAAATATGAGAGCACCCTTGCTTCAATTGCACAAAAATCTACTACAACAAACTTATATCCAGTCTTTGGGATGAATGCGGTACGGATAAGTTCTGATAATACTTCTGGCACTGAATTATATAGCATTTCTAATGCATCATAGTTACCACACTTTACAAGGCTACGTGCTTGCTCCAAATCAGGCATATGGTTTTGAGGAAGGTTTTGTAATTGAATGATACGCCCTGCCCACCTTCCACTTCGATTAGCTCCATAGAACTGAAACATTCCTCTTGCCCGGCTGTCAGCGCATACAGCATTTTGCATTGACTGATATTTCTTTATACTTGATTTGGCAAGCTGTTGACGAAGAGTAAGGACATCAGCTAGTTCTTCTGGAGCATCTTTTAGCATTTCTGCTACAGCTTTTTTACCAAGGGTTTCAGTCTCCAGTCCATTGTCAGATAACCATTGTTTCATCTGTAACACAGAATTCGGATTATCCAGATTTGTGAGCTTCTTTAGTTCATCCGAGAGTTCCTCTTTGGAACGCTCATCCATCATAATCGCCTGTTCTACGATATCCATATCAATAGCAATTCCTCTATCATTTATCTTTTGATCTAAATGATATTCTTTCCAAACAAACTCAGGTACAGGAAATTTGGACAGCTTTTTCTGAATGGACATTTCAACTGTAACATCCTTGCGGTTGTAAGAGATGAATGTATTCCATTTATTTTTGTCATGGATAGGAAGATTTCTAGTCCGGCCACCGTTTGATTTTGTAGGCTTACATGGAACACAAAAATAGCGGATGAGGTCTTTTCCTTCTTTCATTTTCTGTTCTTCCAATCCAAGAACTGCTCCTACACCTTCAAGAGATAATGGTAATCCAAGATATGCCGACCATACCATCGAGCATCTCCACGAGGATGGATCTAGGTAATTATCGACCGTGTCATCACTGGTACTGTAGCTATTGAAATATTCAGGATAATTTCTTCTAAGCCATTCAGACAAACAGATACGTTCAAAAGCAGCATTATATGCCCACTTTATAACTTCTTTGTCTGATAGAGCAATGATTACCTCTGTAGGAACTTTCTCATTATTTGCTAGATCGATAACGACAACCTCTCCACAATTGATGGAGTAAGCAAAGAGAAGTATTTCAAAGTTGGGTGACTCTGCATATTTGTACATACCGCATTTCTTTAGATCCACATCAGAATATGTTTCGATATCGCAACTCATATATTTTATTTCAGCCATCCAAAACTCCTCCCTAATTTGATGCGAGATATTGTTGATGAAGAAACACCATACATACTAGCAAGCTCAACTCCTGTAATTCCACAGGATAAGCCAAAACGAATATTTTCAACATCGTCAGTCGATAATTTTCTCCATCGCCCCCCATCTTTATATACATCAAGAATATTTTCTGTACGTGTACCATATCGGAGATTGCAGACACGATTATCGGTAGGAATACCATTTTCGTGGAGAACTTCACAACCGTTAGGACAAGGACCTAAGAAGGTCAATGCAATTAATTGATGTACTGGTTTCCCAATGCCACCACGTCCTAATACTACAGAAACATGACCACTTTTACAGAATCGTCCTGGCTTTAAGATTCTGCCGTGAATCATTCTGTAAAAATCATGTCCTGTGAAATGACATTTACCCCTAACTAACCGATCTAGACTTTTAATACGTCCCATTGTGCTTGCCTGATATTTTCCTTCAAACCCAGGTATGTCTTTCCATATTTCTTCTATCATATTCACCATCCTTAATGTAAAAGGGCGGCAGCATTGCCACCGCCCCAGTCAGAGATTAACGGTATACATCTATGAAAGAAAATCATCATCGTCATCTGTAGAAAAATCATCCTCTGCACGAGACTTACCACCCAAAGGTTCTCCGTCTGAAATCTTCTGAAGATTATTCAGCCCACAGGCAATTCCGCGATTTCCGTTAGAATTGAATGCGTACAGATTAATGGAGGCTCTGCCGTATACACCGGAATAAACTTCAGAACGCTCAAGGATCGGATTACAATCTGCATCGACAATACCAGGTGCGGTAGAACTATTGGCATTGATAAAGTATGCATTTGCGTAGGTAGGGTCATCCGGTCTTTCAGCATCACCATCGCGAAGAGGAGTCTTAAGAGCGGAAAGAGCTGGGACTGTTTTGCCATTACCCTTTAATTTGGACTCGCCTTCCTTATATGCGGCTTCAATGGCATCCTTAATTTGTGCGACTGTTTTGATGTCAGACTTTGGAATGATGAGACTTACGCTATATTTTGGTGTTCCTCCGTTGATTGACTTTGCATCCCATACATTTGCATATGACCATCTTGTCTGTGGACCTGTAATTACTTTCGTTGGATTTGCTAACTTTGACATATTATTGTCCTCCCTATTCTTTATTGAAATCGATTTGTGCTGTATTAAATTCCGGTCGCTTATCATTCTCCGGAACAAGAGTTGGTTTACCAGGAGCCTTCATAACAAGGCTTCCTAGAATTTCTTCAAATTGCTTTTTACCAAGAGCCGATGTCATAGCTGTTACTCCGAGGAGTTTCTGTTCATACGGATTAAAACCTGCCAAAGTGACAGCCTCAGCGACCTTCTGTTCATCCGTGTATTTTCGGATGGAGCGTCCTTCCACAATTTTAAATCCATCGTACTTTGTGCCATTAAGTGCCTGCTCTAATGCATAATCCTTTATGTCATTGACCCAGGCTACAAGGTTTTCTACCCTGGTGAGAATAACACTGATTTCGGTATTATCCAGATTGACCGGCATTTCAAAGTCATATTTAGCGAGTTCCAGGTTGTACTCGGCACGTTTGCGGCAGGTGGCCTTTATCTTGCAGAACTGGCAGTGGTCACCTGCTTTGAATTCGCCCTCACCTGTATAAGCAAGTTTAGCAATTGGGGAGAGAACCTCGTTTCCCCATGTTATGAGATCTTCCTTTGATAAAGTGTAAGTGCTGACATTATCCCTTCGTGGCTGGAAGATTGTCATCTTGACAGTATCGATATCGTAGATGCCATCGAATAGTTCTAAAGCTCCCAGTGCATAACACATCATTTGGGGATTTTCTTCAGCAGACACCAATATTCCAAGTCCGTATTTGAAATCAATAATTTGAAGAACCCGGTCAGCAACGATTACACAGTCACCGGTTCCGAACCCGCTCTCTACGTATTTGGAGAAGTCAAGATGCTGTTCGATTAAGACCACGGGATCGGAGCAGTAATGCTTCGCTTCTGCCAATTGCTCCATGACGAAAGAAGCATATTCTTCGGCACAGCTTTCCATTTCTCCATCATAGAACTCCAAATTTTCTGTGGGGTCTTTCGTATTCCTGCCAAGTGACCGTTCTAATTTGAACTGACAGAGGCTATGTGCATCCGTGCCTTCCTGGGCATAAGGACTGGATTTATTATCCTCTTCGGCACATAACTTTGCCGAAGGCGGACAGTGCAGCCATCTGTGACTGGACGAAGCGGAGAGTAATGCATGTTTAGGCATGTCCAAACACCTCCGCATCTACGAGTAAAGCTTCGTAGTCAGCCGGGTTAATATCGGACAGTTTATCAGCTCCGTACTTTATAAGTAGTGCTTTGACATCTGCTGTGTAACCGTTACGGGATTTCTCCGCCAGGACAGCACGGACATCAGTAAGAGAGATTGATTTCTTTGCAGGTTCTGGTGGTTCTTTTATCGCAGCCTTCTGATTCTTAGGCTTACTTGTAGATTTTTCTTCTACATCTGTAGAAAAAAGTTCTCTTAGAGTATCTGAAATTCCAATTAAGATTTCACCACATCTTTTTAACTCATCAAGTTCTGCGGATAATTCGTTCATCCTACTCATGCTTGTTTTCTCCTTCCTTGTTTGATTGTTCTTGCTCGGTTAATTTCCTTGCAAGTCGCTTAGAAATAACACTGATTGCGATTAGTACATCAGCAAGTTCTTCATCTAACCCGAAGTCTTGTTTGCTATCAGCACCTGCAGTTGTTTCAGACTGCATAATTAGCACCGCCTTTCCGAGGGTTTATTACCTCTCAATTTCCTAAGGACAGATGTCTGAGCTTTGGACGGATGATCTTGTAACTTTTATAAAAATCTTTTCTGACTCAGGTCCCTCTAACTTCCTAAGGACAGATAAGGTAAGATTGGACGGATTTAATAAAAAGTTTTTAAATTATCCGTCCAATAGCAAAGGTTCTGTCCTTAGGAAGTTAAGGGGATATTTTGTCCTCGAATATTTTTGAAGGAGGTGAGACCTTGGGTATTAGCTTGTATAACGCAGAAGGCTACAAAGACCCTGTACCTTTTGAAGCGATCAATGGCATAGAGCGTGAAGAAAGAAGGAGGAATTACAGACCACTTGTTTATATTTGCTCTCCTTATGCTGGAAATGAAGAATGGAATACCATGAAAGCTAGAGAGTATAGCAGATTTGCAGTAAAAAAGGGAGTAATACCAATTGCCCCACATCTGTTGTTTCCACAATTTATGGATGAAGCCACCGAGAGGGAATTGGCAATGTTCATGAACATGGTACTGCTGGGAAGATGTGCAGAGCTGTGGGTGTTTGGAGGAAGGATATCGGAAGGCATGGCAGCTGAAATTCTAAGAGCCAAACGAAAACGCATGAGAATCCGTTATTTTACGGAGGACTTTAAGGAGGTGACCAGATGAAGCTAGTACTTTATACAGCAAACTGTATAGGCGATGTAAAAAACTGTTACTACCCAAATCGCATTGAGGTTACGAGTGCTGAGAAACTAAAAGAGGTTGTCAGAAGTGATCACGTTTGTGCGGAATATAAGAACAACTACCGTAGTGCAGAGAATTTTATTGAATCGGTAGTATTGGTCATGGATTGTGACAATGACCATTCTGAGAATAGCAATGAATGGATTACTTTTGAAAAGTTGGATGAACTATTCCCGGATGTTTCTTATGCGATTGCCCCAAGTCGTAATCATATGAAACAGAAGGCTAATAAATCAGCTAGGCCAAGATTTCATGTGTACTTCCTTATCCATTCATGTGACGATGCAGATGAGTATGCAGAATTTAAAATAGCGATGCAAAAAGCCTATCCATTCTTTGATAATAATGCATTGGATGCAGGACGCTTCATCTATGGTGCTAATTGTGATGAGGTGATATGGCACGAAGGTTGGTTGACCATTGATGAAGAATTACCTATGTTTCAAAATGATGAAGGTACCGAAGTAGCAAGAATTACAATTCCAGAAGGAAAGAGAAACAGTACCTTATCCCGCTTTGCAGGAAGAGTAGTAAAACGCTATGGTGCTACGGATAAAGCACATCAAATATTTCTTGATGAGTCAAAGAAATGTGATCCACCGTTGGAGGATGAGGAACTTACAACGATATGGAATAGCGCTATAAAGTTTGCCAGAAAGGTGCAGAACCAGGAGGGATATGTTGACCCGGAAGAGTTTAATAATGATTTTAACTGTGAATCGTTGAAACCTTCCGATTTCTCAGACATCGGTCAGGCAAAGGTCCTAACCCGTGAATATGGAGATGAACTTTGCTACACAGATGCGACTGACTACCTTCGTTTCAATGGTGAGTATTGGGTGGAGTCAAAACAGCAAGCGGTAGGTGCAATGGAGGAATTCTTGGACTTACAGCTTGCAGATGCTTTGGATGAAGTGCAGAGAACCTTAGATATTCTTCTAACAAGTGGAGTATCAAAGGATGATGTGAGAGCTGGTGGAAAGAAGTTTGAAAAATCACTACAAGGAGAACAGCTGGAAGCATATCGCGCTTATTTAGCGGCAGTAGCTTACAGACAATTTGTGATGAAACGCCGTGACATGAAATATGTAATGAGCGCATTACAAGCAGCAAAACCGATGTTATCCATCAATGTTAGCGATCTTGATAAGGATGAGTTTCTCCTTAATACTCCTGGAGCTACTTATCATTTAAGAGATGGACTTTCAGGTGCATATGAGCCGGATGGAAAAGATTACATTACAAAGCAGACATCTGTTACACCGGGAGATGCTGGTAAACAGCTGTGGCTTGATGCACTTGATACCTTCTTTTGCAGGGATTATGAACTAATTAATTATGTACAGGAGATTGTAGGACTATCAGCTATTGGAAAGGTGTATGTAGAAGCACTCATTATTTCATATGGTGATGGACGTAATGGTAAATCTACTTTCTGGAATACCATCTCAAGAGTACTTGGAACTTATAGCGGTTCCATCTCAGCAGATGCCTTGACTGTAGGATGTAAAAGGAATGTGAAGCCTGAAATGGCAGAACTAAAGGGTAAGCGCCTTATCATTGCTGCCGAGCTGGAAGAGGGAATGCGACTAAATACTTCCGTCATTAAACAACTTTGTTCTACAGATGAGGTGACTGCAGAGAAGAAGTACAAAGATCCATTTAAATATGTGCCTAGCCACACCCTTGTTCTTTATACAAACCATCTACCAAGAGTAGGCGCGAACGATGAAGGAACCTGGCGAAGACTGATAGTAATCCCATTCAATGCAAAGATTGAAGGAAAGAGTGACATTAAGAACTTTACGGATTACTTAGTCCAAAATGCTGGCCCCTATATATTGGCATGGATTATAGAAGGTGCACAAAGGGTCATTGCAAATGAATTCAAACTAAAACTTCCAACCTGTGTAAAGAATGCTATTGATCATTATCGGTCAGACAATGACTGGCTTGGAGCATTTCTTGATGAATGCTGCGAACTTGATCCTACCTATAAACAGAAGTCTGGGGAGTTCTATCAGGAATATCGTGCTTACTGTTTGAGAACAGGAGAATATGCCAGAAGCACCACAGACTTTTATACTGCCCTTGAAGTTTCTGGTCTAAATCGTAAGAGGCTCTCAAGTGGAATCTTTATAAATGGAGTTCGTATAAAAAATACAGATTTTATTGACTAATGCACAGGTGTGTAGGTCGATGATGGTCAAAAACAAAACTCTTCTTAGATTAGAAAATATGAAGAATGTAGGTCAATTAAGGTCATATATAAAAAGTCCCTATAGCAAGAAATTATAAAAAATCTATATAAGAAGAGTTTAGGGTATGACCTCAATTGACCTACACTACCCAAGTTTTATGGAGGTTGGTATGAGAGAAAAGGGTATAGAACAAAAGCTTGTAATAGAAGTTAAAAGACGAGGGGGTATCTGTCCAAAATTCACATCACCTAGTTTTGATGGAATGCCTGACCGATTGGTTTTATTGCCATATGGGAAGGTTGGCTTTGTCGAGGTCAAGACTCCCGGTAAACAACCAAGACCATTACAGCTTGCAAGAATTAATTTAATTCGAGGATTAGGCTTTCATGTATTTGTCCTTGATGAAGAAGAGCAGATTGGAGGTATCCTTGATGAAATTCAAAATACCGTGTGACTGGTACAACCATATGATTGGAGGTGATGCCTTATGAAGTTCATACCACACAATTATCAGAAATATGCCATTGATTATGTAAAAGAGCATGATGTTTCAGCATTGTTATTGGATATGGGCCTCGGTTGACAAAACAGTGATAACATTAACTGCTGCAAATGATTTGTTATTTGACAGTTTTGATGTACACAAGATCCTTGTTATCGCACCATTAAGAGTAGCACGTTTCTCTTGGAGTAGCGAAATAAATAAATGGTCGCATTTAAGTCATCTGATTTATAGCGTAGTAGTGGGTACAGAATCTGAACGATTGTCATCACTGAAAGCAAAGGCAGACATTTATATCATTAACCGTGAAAACGTACCGTGGCTTGTTGAATCAAGCGGTGTGCCCTTCGATTTTGATATGGTGGTTGTAGACGAGTTATCTTCTTTTAAGAACCATCAGACAAAACGCTTTAGAGCTTTAATGAAGGTAAGACCAAAGGTCAAAAGAATTGTGGGACTGACCGGAACACCAAGTACGAATGGATACATGGATTTATTTGCAGAGTTTCGTCTCCTTGATATGGGAGAGAGACTTGGTCGTTTTATAGGTCAGTATCGTAATGCATACTTTAAGCCAGATAAGATGAATGGACCGATTATTTATAGCTATAAATTACTTCCTGGAGCAGAAGAACAGATTTATAAGAAAATATCCGATATCACGATTTCTATGAAATCTAAGGATTATTTGAAAATGCCCGAGCTTGTAAGTAGCAATTATGAAGTGTATTTGGATGAGAAGGAGAAGGCGAGATATGAAGAGCTGAAAAAGGATTTAGTGTTACAACTAGGTGATGGAGAGATCACTGCTGCAAATGCAGCTGCTCTTTCAGGAAAGCTGTGTCAAATGGCTAATGGTGCGATTTATACGGATGATGGCACAGTCCTTGAAATTCATGATAAGAAACTGGATGCATTAGAGGATATTGTTGAAGCTGCCAATGGCAAACCGATATTACTAATTTACTGGTTCCGACATGACCTAGATAGAGTAACAAAGAAGCTAGAAGAACTTAAGGTTCTATTTGCAAAACTGGATACCGATGCAAGTATTCGGAAATGGAATAATGGAGAATTACCCGTCGCATTACTTCATCCAATGAGTGGAGGTCATGGCTTAAATCTTCAAAGTGGAGGTTCTACGATCATATGGTTTGGTATGACTTGGTCATTGGAATTGTATCAGCAGACCATAGCAAGGTTATGGAGACAGGGGCAGACAGAAAATACCGTTGTGGTGCAGCATATAATAGCCGCTGGAACGATTGATGAGAGAATTCTTCGAGCTTTATCGGATAAGGACAATACACAATCCGCATTAATCGATGCTGTAAAGGCTAATCTGCAAATCTGAGACAATCTGAGTAAATCCGAGTGGAATAAAAAATTCTAAAATCGGAGGTACTATTTATGTACAAAAATAGGCAAGTGAAACCTTTTATAGTGGAAGATGGATTCTCCAATCTAGCAAATGCCATTATCATACAGGCAGTTAAGGACTATAGGGAAGCAATCCGTTTCTTGAAAACCCATCCACATACTCCTGATCTAGATACGGAGGAAGCGAAGACGGATATTCGAAAGATTACTCTGCTAAATGAAATTATTAAGAATGAAGGAGAGCGGGATGATGTAGAACGCTTTTTCCGTTCCGGTTGGTTTAAGGCACTCACTAGTCTAGATGGTGAGGCCATATTAAAGCAGGTTCGTGAAATGGAGGTGGGCTAATATGACTACATTAGATTTTCTTAGTCAAGCCTACCGACTTGACCTTCGCATTGATAGTAAGCTTGAACAGCTTGCTTCCTTAAATGAACTGGCAACAAAATGCACCACTACTATCAGCGGTATGCCTCGTAACCCCAACCATAGCGTATCCTCTATGGCAAATGTAGTTGCAAAGATTGTGGATCTCCAAAGAGAAATTGATCGTGACATACATCAGTTAATGGACATTAAGCGGCAGATTGCTGCTAGTATCAAAGCAGTCGAAAATAAGGAATACCAGACCTTGCTTGAGCTTCGTTTTCTTTGCGGCTGTACATGGGAGGAAGTTGCTATCAAGATGGGCTATAGCATTCAGCATACTTATCGAATGCGTGATAGAGCACTAAAGAAGGTTGTTGTTAATGCAAGTGGAGAGTAAAGGAGAGTTGATGTTATTACAGAATATAGTATAATGGTATTGTAGAAAGTATAGACATAGGCCACCGCAGGAGAGATCCTTGGTGGCTTTTGTTATGCCCAAAAGTGAGGTGAAGCAGATGCCAATGAAGCCTAAGCGACCTTGTTCTATCCCCGGATGCCCTGAATTAACTGATGGTCGTTTTTGTGAGGAGCATGCGAAGAAGGAAGCATCACGGTATGAAAAGTATGACCGCGACCCTGAAACAAGAAAGCGTTATGGTCGAGCTTGGAAGCGCATTCGAGATAGTTATATTGTAGCCCACCCTCTGTGTGAGGAATGTAAGAAGCAAGGAAGGTTGACACCAGCAAATGAGGTGCATCATATCTTACCTCTTTCAAAAGGTGGAACCCATGATAAAAGAAATCTGATGGCTCTTTGTACTCCATGTCATTCTGCCATCACAGCAAGAGATGGAGATCGTTGGCATGATAGATAAAAGTAGATGCCAGGCCCGGTCTGAATCTCTACAACTATTTATTTGTGCAACGGGCGTGGGGCATCACGCAAAAAAAGTCCAGTTCAAACGGGGGATTAACCCCTGCAAGTCAAGAAAGGAGCAAAAATGTGGCGAAAGACGGAACGAATAGAGGAGGTAGACGAGTTCGTGCAGGTGATAAGCCACTACCACTTTCTGATAAAATAGCAAGCGGCAAAGCAGCAAAGATATTAGAGGTACCAGACCTACAGCCTGAAACCGTATTTAAGATTGATGAACCGGAGGGAGTCGTAGAATTGTACGGAGAAGATATGCCCGCTCCGAGTGATTACCTTAGTGCAAAGCAAAGGGATGGTAAACCGTTAGGGGCAGATTTATTATACACTGAAACTTGGAAATGGCTGAAAGAACGTGGGTGTGAGAAGTTTGTTAACCCTCGATTGATTGAAGCTTATGCGCAAGCATTTACCCGTTATATCCAATGCGAGGAAGCGATTAGTACATACGGACTTTTAGGAAAGCATCCAACAACAGGTGGTGCTATAACAAGTCCATTTGTACAGATGAGCCAATCGTTTCAAAAGCAAGCAAATCTTATTTGGTATGAGATTTTTGATATCGTTAAGCAGAATTGCACGACATCATTTATTGGAAATCCTCAGGATGATATCATGGAGGCTCTTTTATCAGGAAGAAAGAGGTAGGTAGCATATGACTCTCTATATATTTCTAAAGCATTTAAAAATGCAAAGAGAAAGATTAACTAAGCAACAGTATAAAACAATACGCGGGCAAGCATTAGCAGGCGATATTGTTGGTGCAAATAAAGGACTGTATAAACTTTTGGAGAGGAGATGCGAATAATGCAGATAGAAAAAAAGAAAACAGCAGAATTGCTCCCCGCAGAATATAACCCTCGTAAGGACCTAAAGCCGGGGGATCCAGAGTATGAGAAATTAAAACGCTCTTTAGAAGAGTTTGGATATGTTGAACCCATTATATGGAACAAAAACACAGGTAGAATTGTTGGTGGTCATCAGCGTTTGAAAGTGCTGATAAATATGGGGATTACAGAAGTAGAATGCGTAATCATTGAAATGGATGAAGAAAAGGAAAAGGCTCTTAATATTGCACTTAATAAAATAAGTGGAGATTGGGACAAAGATAAACTAGCTCTTCTAATCACAGATCTGCAAGGTGCAGACTTTGATGTATCGCTTACAGGTTTTGACGTGGGAGAGTTAGATGATCTGTTTAGTGGTATTAATAAGAGTGAAGCTGTTGAGGATAACTTTGAATTAACAAAGGCTCTTGAGGAAGCAGCGTTCGTTGAAAAAGGTGATGTATGGACTGTTGGTAGACACAGGCTTGTGTGTGGTGATGCAACTGAAGCCGAGACAGTAAAAAATCTGATGAATGATAGAAAAGCAAATCTTATTCTTACTGATCCCCCGTATGCCGTGTCCTTTAAGAGTTCAAGTGGGCTAACTATCATGAATGACAGTATGAAGTCGGAGGAGTTTTATAATTTTCTGCTGATGTCCTTTACCAATATGGCAAATAGCCTTGAAGACGGAGGCTCTGCATATATATTCCATGCTGACACTGAGGGTTTGAATTTCAGAAAAGCATTTGTTGATGCGGGGTTTCACCTAAGTGGTGTATGTATTTGGGCGAAAAATAGCTTTGTTATGGGCAGAAGTCCATATCAGTGGAAACATGAACCTATTCTCTATGGCTGGCTGAAAAGCGGTAAACACCGCTGGTATGCCGGACGTTCAGAAAGTACGATATGGTCCTTTGATAAGCCGAAGAAAAATGAGAACCATCCAACTTCAAAACCAATTGATTTATTGTCTTACCCCATCAAGAATTCATGCCAGGTAAACGGTTTGGTTCTTGATTTATTTGGTGGGTCGGGAAGTACACTGATTGCTTGCGAACAAACAGATAGAATTTGCTATATGATGGAGCTTGACGAAAAGTATGCATCTGTCATACTTAGACGCTATGTTGAGTTTAAGAAGAATTGTGATGATGTAACGGTTGAGCGCAATGGTAAGGTTCTGTGTTATGCAGATGTAGCAAAGGATATTAAAGGAAAGGATAGGGATTAGGGTGGGAGCAAAAACAAACCGCTATTGGTTTTCTTCTGATGGAAAGACAGGTTTCGGTATTGTAAGCACAGGTGAAATATTTATTTTTGATACTGAGGATTTTAATATAATCAAAGATACTCCTTGGTATCGCTGTAATAAGAGCGGTGATTCAATAAACTATATTGGAAATAAGCAAGGGATATGCATACACAGATTTATTTTAAATTCTCCAAAGGGATATGAAATTGACCATATCAATCAAAATCCACTTGATAACCGTAAAAGCAATTTGCGAATTTGTACTCATCAGCAAAACCAATTTAACCAAGGGCTACAGAAGAATAATACATCTGGGGTGTCTGGAGTCAGCTATTACTCTCCAAGAAATAAATATCGTGCAAGGATTAAATACTGTCAAACGGATATTCATCTTGGCTATTATAAGACTTTTATGGAAGCTGTACAGGCGAGAAATGAAGGAATAAAAATCTTATTTGAGGAATACGGCATTTACAACGATGTTCCAGAGGCACTGCCAAGAATTAAAGAGTTAGTGAAAGATAAATGCAGTCGCTTTGTTGATAAAGCGGCTGTTTTTATTTGAGGTGAATGCAGAATGAATAAACTAACCCTCGGCTCACTGTTTTCAGGCAGTGGTGGATTTGAATTAGGAGGCATTCTCTGTGGCATCGAACCTTTATGGGCATCCGAAATTGAACCATTCCCAATCAGGGTAACGACCAAACGTATCCCACAGATGAAGCATTTTGGAGATATCAGCAAACTAAACGGTGCACAGCTCCCGCCTGTAGATATAATTACCTTCGGTTCACCATGTACCGATATGAGTGTAGCAGGAAAAAGAGCTGGTTTGGACGGAGAGCAATCCGTCCTTTTTTATGAAGCAATCCGAATTGTTAAGGAAATGAGGTGCAAAACGAATGGACAATATCCAAGATTTATTGTGTGGGAAAATGTCCCCGGAGCATTCTCTTCAAACAAAGGAGAGGACTTTAGGGCAGTCCTCGAAAGCATCACAGGGATTAAAGATAAAACCATATCTATTCCTAAGCCTAACAAATGGCTTAGTGCAGGAGAAATCGTGGGAGAAGATTACTCCATCGCCTGGAGAACAATTGATGCGCAATACTGGGGAGTACCCCAACGAAGAAAACGTATCTACCTTGTCGCAGATTTTACAGGTAGGAGTGCCGGAAAAATATTATTTAAGTCCGAAGGCTTGTCAAGGGATTCTTCGCAGAGCATCAAGCCGTGGGAAGGAACTACCACCAATATTAAAGGTGGCACTGGAGAAACAGGCACGACCTGCTTAAATGACCAAGGTGGGAATCGTATGGATGTCACAGAGGATATGACTAGCACCCTTCGTGCTAAATCAAACCACCCTCCACTGGTATTTGAAAACCACTCCCAGGACAGTCGGTATGTGGGTCCGCTGGAAACAGCGCAGACAGTTCTTGCTACTTTTGGTACGGGTGGTAATAATCAACCTTTTGTAATGGAAACACCAAAGACATTAAAAATACGGTGTGGCTGTGAAGGTGGCGGTAAAGGAGCTTTGATACAGGATAATAAATCTGCCACGATTTCTTGTAATAATGATCAGACCTTATTTGTACCTACGGCTTTTGGAATTTGTGCTAAGGATAGCAACTCTATGAAATCTGATAACCCCTACAGCGGTATCTATGAGGCAGATACTTCACGCACGGTGGATTGTAACGGAGGTAATCCTTCCTGTAATCAAGGCGGTATTGCTGTGGTTGCACTGCAAGGCTCTATGATTGGAAGGAAAGACTGCAATGGTCCACAAGGGGATGGCTTAAGTGAGGATATCTCTTTCACGTTAAATACCGTAGATAAACACGCTGTAATCTATGCCATTGATAGAGAAAGCTTTAATTGTGGTCAGAACTTTGCAAGAAACTTAGGTATAAACGATGAAGGCATCTCTTCAACACTAAATGCGCAGGGGCCGAGTGCGGTTGCAACGCCAACTTATTCGTCCAGTAAGGCATCCTTCTTTACCAGCGCAGAAACAGAGCTTGCAAATACACTTGTGGCTACGGATTATAAAGACCCACCTTTGATTAATGCTGTAAAAACAGCATCTGGCAAAGAAGTGTTTGGAACAATTGCTGCCAGTATGGGTTCGAAGCAGTGGCTTGGTAATCAGGAAGCCTTCAGTGGCGATTATCATATTGTAGAGCCTGAGTATATCGTAAGAAGGCTGACACCTACAGAATGTGCGAGACTTCAAGGATTCCCGGATTGGTGGTGCAGTGATCTTGAAACAAAAGATCCTACGGAAGAAGATATTGCTTTCTGGATGGATGTATTTGAAACACACCGAAGGATAATAGGGAAAGCTAAGAAGCCAAAAAGTAGAAAGCAAATTATTAAATGGTTACAACATCCTCACTCGGATTCAGCGGAATATAAAATGTGGGGCAATGGTGTTGCCTTGCCATGCGTTTGCTTTGTACTTGCAGGTATTGTAGAACTTAATTCATGAAACAACTACAGTTTTGTGTAAATAGTAGAATGTAAAATATAAGCTACATACCACTTGCTATTTACTTGGTTTAGAGTGATATATAACACTACCAAAAAGAAAGGTGGTATAAGGAATATGAAAATACGATTTAATCGTTCAGGGAGTGAACGAAAAGCATTCGTTACTGCAATCGGTGAGATCCTTGAAGTAAAGCCAGTTTATAGAGGAGCACCGACATTCATTTATGATATTGATGTCTTTGCGGTGGATAAAGAAGGAACACTTATATTTGATGACCGCACAGACAGCGAAACGGTGGAAATACTGCTCGATAAACTTGTTGGTCGCGGGTTTGCCTTTGAAGAGCCTGAAAACGCAACACAGGGCAACACAAACGCCTCTGACTTGCTTGCAATTGAGATACCGAAGGAAGGCTTTACTGACACTGCTATAGCAAATCTTGATAAGCTCATTCAAAGCAAAGGAGCTCTTATAAAGAAAGCACTCGGTGTTGAAGCCCTTCCGATTGAGCAGACTGAAGAAACATTTCGCTTTCCTTGGTTTCCCTTTGACTCAAGTGCAGATGAGGTTAAGGCTTATACACATTTTATTACAGCAATATGTGAGATGGCTAAGACACAGGTGAGAATAACTGCAACGGCAAAGGAAGTAGAGAATGAGAAATATGCCTTCCGCTGCTTCCTTCTTCGCCTTGGTTTTATCGGTTCGGAATATAAGAAAGTGCGAAAGATTCTACTTTCGAAGCTAACAGGAAGTTCTGCATTTAAAAGTACACCATCTAAGCTTGAGGAGGTGGAACAATAGTGAGAGGAATATCAGCTGAAACATTAAAAGGCTTAAGGGATTCTTACACACCTGGAGCGAGAGTGGTTCTTATTGAAATGAATGATCCTTATACGAAACTAATACCAGGTGATAAAGGTACAGTTACCAGTGTTGATGATATTGGTACCATTCATGTGAAATGGGATAGGGGAGGTTCTCTAGGAGTGGTTTTTGGCGAGGACTCATGTAGGAAAATCGAAGAGTAAACTACACATTTTAGCCACGGAAATGTACAAAAAGATTGTGTAGATTATGCCGCGATATATCGGTGAATTGTCTTGATATATAACCCTTTTAGAGTGATATATATACATGCCGAAAGGACATACACACTTTAAAAGGAGAGAAAAACAATGTTAAGAGCAAATTTCGGAATTGAGATTGAGTTCACAGGAATTACAAGAGAAAAGGCAGCCAAAGTGGTAGCAGAATTTTTACAAGGAACTTATTCGGAGGGTGGAACATATTACGACACCAAGAAGGTAATAACAGCGGACGGTAGGGTTTGGAAAGTAATGTACGATGGCAGCATTAATTGCCAAAGGAAAGAAAGGGGAAGAACAGTTTCTGCTGGAAGAGAATACAGCGTTGAGCTGGTTAGTCCGATACTTACTTACCGAGAAGATATAGAAACATTGCAAGAATTGGTTAGGCAGCTTCGTCACGCAGGAGCATTTACAAATTCAACTTGCGGAATTCACATTCACCTTGATGGGGCAGACCATACACCAAGAAGCATACGAAATTTTGTAAATATCATTGCAAGCAAGAATGACCTTTTCTACAAGGCACTGCAGATAGCACCTCAGAGAATGAGCTACTGCAAAAAGATGGATAGCATTCTGGTCGAGAAAATGAATCGCAAAAAGCCTAAAACCATGCGACAGCTTGAGGATATTTGGTATGAGGGCTACAGCGAAAGCAAAAGTACGCATTACCACAACAGCCGATACCACTTCTTAAACCTCCACAGTTTTTTCACAGGAAACCATACGGTTGAGCTTAGGGGATTTAATAGTGAACTTCATGCGGGTAAGATAAGAAGCTACATCGTTCTTGCTCTAGCCATTAACAACCAAGCTTTAACGCAAAAATGTGCATCTGCTAAGAAACCACAGGTTGAAAACGAGAAGTTTGCAATGAGGACTTACTTAAACCGCATTGGCTTAATTGGAGAGGAGTTTGCTAACTGCAGAGAGCATCTAACAGCAGCGCTTTCGGGTTCTGCAGCTTGGCGATTTCGGGCAGCCTGAACAATCCAATAAACTCAAAACCAAAGGAGGATTACAATGAGCAATAAACTTTACATTGCCTACGGCTCCAATCTTAATTTGGAGCAGATGGCAAATAGATGCCCCACAGCAAAGGTGGTCGGAGCAAGTAAAATAAATAATTATCGGTTACTTTTTAGAGGCTCACATGCGGGAGCTGTGGCAACCATTGAGCCTTATAAGGGGGGAGTGTGCCAGTACTTGTATGGGAAATCACACCCGCAGATGAGACAGCACTTGACCGTTATGAAGGATGGCCATTTCTTTATCGAAAGGAAACACTTAAGATAAGACTAGATAAAAAATACGTGACGACAATGGTTTATATTATGAATGAAGGAAGACCACTCGGTCAACCAAGTTGTTATTATTACAGTACTATTTTAGAAGGCTATAAAAGTGCAGACTTTAATGTTGATATCTTACGAAACGCTGTTAGCGACTCTGCAGAGGAGGATGGAGAATGACGGAAGAAATTAGGGATCAAATTCTAGCAATTCGAAATACCGGAGAAACAAATATGTTTGACATTCCTGTTGTTATCGATATTGCAGAACGTGATGGGTACTATGAATTGATTGATTACCTATCTGAACATAGAGATGATTATGTTCGCTTCATTCTTACGGGTGAAGTCAGAGAATAGAATAGCTTACATTTTTGGAAGGGAATCCTGTTATGGGGTTCCTTTTTCAGTGTTCACTGGGAGGTGGCGGCGATACGAAAACTAAAGACATACAAGCCGACCATCTTCAAAGCAGATGGTTCGGTTTATAATCAGGATTCGGCTGATACAGCAGTAGCCTTTATAAATTGTTTAAAACACACCAAGGGAGAGTGGTACGGTCAGTCATTTGAATTGATTGACTGGCAGGAACAGATTATTCGAGATTTGTTTGGTGTTATCAAGCCGAATGGCTACCGTCAGTTTAATACTGCTTATATTGAAATTGCTAAAAAGCAAGGAAAGTCAGAACTTGCGGCAGCAGTAGCACTACTGCTTACTTGCGGTGATTTTGAACATGGTGGAGAGGTTTATGGCTGTGCTTCTGACCGTCAGCAAGCATCCATTGTTTTTGATGTGGCTGTTGAGATGGTAGAGCAATGTCCGGCGTTAAAAGCTAGAATAAAACCTGTACTTTCTCAAAAGAGATTAGTGTATAAACCGCTTGGGAGTTTCTATCAGGTTCTTTCTGCTGAAGCATATACAAAGCATGGTTTAAATGTTCATGGAGTGGTATTTGATGAGTTACACGCTCAGCCAAACCGACAGCTTTTCGATGTTATGACTCATGGTTCCGGAGATGCTAGAAAGCAACCACTGTATTTTCTAATTACGACTGCCGGGAATGATCAGCACTCAATATGCTATGAAGTACATCAAAAGTCTAAGGATATCCTAGAAGGGCGAAAGGTTGACCCAACATTCTACCCAGTCATTTATGGAGCCGATGAGGCTGATGACTGGACAGATCCGAAGGTATGGGCAAAAGCCAACCCCTCAATGGGCATTACGGTAGATATTGAAAAGATACAAATTGCTTGCGAAAATGCAAAGCAAAACCCTGCAGAAGAAAACTTATTCAGACAACTTCGGTTAAACCAATGGGTGAAGCAATCCGTACGTTGGATGCCTATGGAAAAATGGGATAAATGTTCATTTGCAGTAGACCCTGACAGTTTTGTAGGTAGACAATGCTACGGTGGATTGGACTTATCATCAACAACGGATATAACAGCATTTGTTCTTGTATTTCCACCAGAGTATGAAGATGACAAGTATATTATCCTTCCTCATTTTTGGATACCAGAGGATAATCTCGACCTAAGAGTGAGAAGGGATCATGTTCCCTATGATATATGGGAAAAACAAGGTTTCTTAAAGACAACAGAAGGAAATGTAGTGCATTATGGTTACATTGAAAATTTTATAGAAGAGTTAAGCCTTAAATACAACATTCGAGAAATTGCCTTCGACCGTTGGGGTGCAGTTCAGATGGTGCAGAACCTAGAAGGTCTAGGATTAACAGTTGTGCCATTCGGTCAAGGATTTAAAGATATGTCACCACCAACGAAAGAGTTGATGAAGTTGACACTGGAAGAGAAAATTGCACACGGTGGACACCCAGTACTTCGGTGGATGATGGATAATATCTTTATTAGAACTGACCCGGCGGGAAACATTAAGCCGGATAAGGAAAAGAGCACGGAAAAGATAGATGGTGCGGTTGCAACAATTATGGCTCTTGATAGAGCTATTCGTCGTGGTGGAACAAACAATTCTGTTTATGATAATCGAGGGTTAATTGTATTCTAACTATTCGGAGGTGATGTCTATGAATCTATTAAAAGGAATGTTCAAATCAAGAGATAAACCGCAAAATCGTGTGGGCAGTTCGTTTTCTTTTTTATTTGGCGGAACAACATCTGGCAAAGCGGTGAATGAGCGAACTGCTATGCAGACCACAGCAGTGTATGCATGTGTAAGAATACTAGCTGAAGCTATAGCAGGGCTTCCGCTACACGTATATAGATATCGTTCGGACGGAGGAAAAGAAAGAATTCCTTTTCATCCGTTATATCACCTTCTTCATGATGAACCAAATCCAGAGATGACTTCATTCGTGTTTCGAGAAACACTTATGAGTCATCTTTTACTTTGGGGTAATGCCTACGCACAGGTTGTTCGAAACGGGCGTGGCCAGGCGATTGCACTTTATCCTCTGTTACCAAGCAAAATGGATGTTAGCCGAGCATCAAATGGAGAATTAGTATACAAATATTATCGTGATGTTGATGAAAGCGGTATCAATCCCCAAGGTGGCTATGTCACGCTTCGCAAGGATGAAGTTCTACACATCCCTGGTCTTGGCTTTGATGGTCTTATTGGTTATAGCCCATAGCAATGGCTAAGAACGCTATTGGAATGTCACTGGCCACTGAGGAATATGGTGCAACATTCTTCGCTAACGGTGCAAATCCCGGCGGAGTATTGGAGCACCCTGGTGTAATTAAAGACATACAGAGAGTCAAAGATAGTTGGAATAGTGCTTACCAAGGAAGTGGAAATGCTCATAAAGTTGCTGTCTTAGAAGAAGGCATGAAGTTTCAAGCCATTGGTATCCCACCTGAGCAGGCACAATTTCTTGAGACAAGAAAATTTCAGATTAATGAGATTGCTCGTATATTCAGGGTGCCTCCCCATATGATAGGTGACCTTGAGAAATCAAGTTTTTCCAATATAGAGCAGCAGTCGCTGGAATTCGTAAAATACACCCTTGATCCTTGGGTGGTTCGCTGGGAACAGGCATTGCAGCAGTCATTAATTTTGCCTTCCGAGAAATTATCACTGTTTATTAAGTTTAATGTGGACGGTCTTCTTAGAGGCGATTATCAGAGTCGTATGAATGGTTATTCAGTCGGAAGACAAAATGGATGGATGTCTGCAAACGACATCCGTGAACTAGAGAATATGAATCGCATCCCTTATGAAGAAGGCGGTGATTTATATCTTGTTAATGGCAATATGCTCCCGCTTTCTCAGGCGGGTAATTTTTATGAAAAGGAGGCAAATAGCCAATGAGAAAATTTTGGAACTGGGTGCGAGATGAAGTCACCGAGGATCGTACTCTTTATCTTAACGGAGAAATATCTGACGAGACTTGGTGGGGGGACGAAGTAACACCTAAGATATTCAAGGATGAATTAATGGCTGGCTCTGGAAATGTAACAGTGTGGATCAATTCGCCCGGTGGGGATGTCTTTGCTGCCGCTCAAATCTATAACATGCTAATGGATTATGTAGGAAGTGTAACCGTAAAGATTGATGGACTGGCAGCAAGTGCAGCATCGGTTATTGCTATGGCAGGTGGCGATGTATATATGTCTCCGGTATCCATGCTTATGATCCATAATCCTTCGACCATAGCCATCGGAGACAGCGAGGAAATGCTCCGTGCAAAGGCTCTGCTTGATGAGGTAAAGGAAAGTATCATCAATGCATATGAACTAAAATCCGGGCTATCCCGAACTAAAATCTCCCACCTTATGGATGCAGAAACATGGATGAACGCAAACAAAGCCATTGAGCTTGGCTTCGCTGACAAAATTATGTTTACGGAGGATGAAGAGCGAAGTCCACTCGATACAGGGCAAGGACTTATATTCTCCCGTGCAGCTGTATATAACTCGCTTCTTGGGAAAATTCCCAAAAAACAAAAACCGAAAATAGGAACCCCAATCGAGTCGCTGGATAAGCGGCTTTCTTTAATTTCTCACTAATTTAAAGGAGGAAATACAATGAGTAAAATTCTTGAATTGCGCGAAAAGCGCGCTAAGGCATGGGATGCAGCAAAAGCATTCCTTGATACGAAACGTGGCGGTGATGGATTGTTATCCGCTGAAGACACTGCAACTTATGAAAAGATGGAAGCAGACGTTGTGGCTCTTGGTAAGGAAATCGAGCGTTTGGAACGTCAAGCATCTATCGACCTAGAATTATCGAAAGCAACCAGTAACCCTATTACGAATCAGCCAACAAGAACGGGAGAGGAAAAGACCGGCCGTGCAAGTGCTGAATACAAAAAGGCATTCTGGAACGCTATGCGTGACAAGGTTAGTTATGATGTAAAAAATTCATTGACGATTGGTACCGATTCTGAGGGTGGATACCTTGTACCTGATGAATTCGAGCGAACCTTAGTGGAAGCACTAGAAGAAGAGAATATCTTCCGTAGACTTGCTAATGTTATCACGACATCTTCCGGTGATCGAAAAATCCCAGTTGTAGCAAGCAAAGGAACTGCAAGCTGGGTAGATGAAGAAGGAGCAATTCCTGAGAGCGATGATAGCTTTGGTCAAGTATCCATTGGTGCTTATAAACTGGCAACCATGATTAAAGTTTCTGAAGAATTGCTAAACGATTCTGTGTTTAATCTTGAAAGCTATATTACAAGAGAGTTCGCACGTCGTATTGGTAACAAGGAGGAGGAAGCCTTCTTCGTTGGTGATGGAACAGGTAAGCCAACAGGTATTCTAAATGCTACAGGTGGCGGTCAAGTCGGTGTTACTACAGCTGGAGCAACAGCTATCAATCTGGACGAAATGTTAGATCTGTTCTACAGTCTGAAAGCACCATATCGTAATAAGGCTGTGTTTGTAATGAACGATGCTACGATTAAAGCCATCCGCAAATTGAAAGACGGAAACGGACAGTATCTATGGCAACCTTCCATCCAAGCAGGAACACCAGATACCATTCTAAACCGTCCTCTTTACACCTCTGCATATGTGCCTACTATTGAAGCAGCAGCAAAGACCGTAATATTTGGTGACTTCAGCTATTACTGGGTGGCTGATCGTCAAGGAAGAGTATTCAAAAGATTAAATGAACTCTTTGCCGTTACAGGTCAAGTAGGCTTTATTGCTACTCAACGTGTTGATGGCAAGCTTATCTTACCAGAGGCTGTTAAGGTGCTCCAGCAGAAAGCGTAATGGAGGTGCGATATGAGTTATAACACGAAGAACTACATGGAACAAGGCGGCGAGAAATTAGTAATTGGCGGAACATTAGAAATCTTAGAGGGAGCTTCCGTAACGGGGCTCCCAATTGCTGAAAATCAAGCGGACAGCACAGCCACTGATGTCGCTGGGGTGGTTACGGATTTTAATTCCTTGCTAGTCAAATTAAAAGCTGCAGGACTAATGGAGGCTGACTAAAGGAGGTTGGTGATATGGCAGTTGCAGACAATCTCTTGCCTAAGGTCAAGGCGAACTTAATCCTAAAGCATGACCAAGATGATGATCTCCTTATTGGTTTTATCACTGCAGCATTGTCGTACGCACAGAGTTATCAGCATGTCACAGAAGGTTATTATGAAACCAAAGCCATGCCACCTACAACAGAACAAGCAGTGATAATGCTGTCGAGCCATTTCTATGAAAGTAGGGATGGTTCGACGGCTGGTTTCTTCGCTGATAGTGTACAGGCGGGTCAACAAGTATGGAACACAGTGAACTTACTTTTACGCCTTGACAGAGAGTGGGGTGTATAGCATGAGCTTTGGAAAGATGAATACCTTTATTGATATTATCAGCACCGTGCCAATTAAAGATAAGGAAGGCTTTTCTATAAAGGGAGATGACATACTTGCTAGTGTACGTGCTTATAAGGAAGATCGTCACAGCAGTGAACGGTGGACAAATATGGCTTCATTTTCTACTGCCTCTTGCCTATTTCGGTTTAGGAAAATTTCTGGTCTTAAGGTTACAACAGAAATGGTCATAGTCTGTGATGACGGTAGATATCAAATTTTAAGTGTAGAAGATGTAAGAAGCCGTGGGATGTATATTGAGGTTTTAACTGAAAAGATAGAACCAACTGTGAGGTGATGGATATGGCAAGAGTAAATATCAAGATGCCAGAAGAATTTCTTTTAAAGGTATCCAGGTTATCTGACCAGACTGATGTAATTCTACCTAAAGTTTTAGAGGTTGGTGGTGAAGTGGTTCTGGCTAAAGTCAAAGGTAATCTTAGTAAAGCAATCGGCAGGGATACTAAATATTCATCAAGAAGCACTGGTGAACTGCTATCCTCATTGGGTCTTTCTGGTGCAAAGCAGGATAGAGGCGGCAACTTCAATGTGAAAGTTGGTTTTGCAGAGCCACGATCAGATGGAGAAAGTAATGCTAAAATTGCTAGTATTATTGAATACGGAAAGCATGGTCAACCTGCAAAACCCTTCCTTAAACCAGCGAGAACTACATCTAGAAAGCCATGTATGAATGCAATGATAACCAAGCTGGAGGAGGAGATCAGTAAGATATGAATATTTTAGAAGAACTCAATACCCTCGTTACCGCTATACCACTCCCCGTTGAAACCGGGATCTTTTCAGATATAGCACCGGATGAGTATGCTGTGATACTTCCTCTTTCAGACATCTTCGAAGTCCATGCGGATAATCGCCCGGGATTTGATGTGCAGGAAGCTAGGATATCTCTGTTCTCAAAAATTAATTACTTAGAACGGAAAAGGCAGCTCACACAAGCTTTACTAGATGCAGACTTCACTGTGACGGAACGTCGGTATATTGGCCACGAGGACGATACCGGATATCACCATTATGCCATCGATGTGGCAAAAAACTATAGATTGGAGGAGTAACTTATGGCAACAATCGGTCTTGATAGATTGTATTATTCAAAAATAACTGAAGATATCAATGGTGAAGAAACCTATGCTGTACCTTCAGTTCTTGCAAAAGCCATTACTGCAGAACTCTCGGTGGAGTTGGTAGAAGCGATTTTATATGCGGATGATGGCGCGGCCGAGGTCGTGAAGGACTTTAATAGCGGCACACTCACTCTTGGTGTAGATGACATTGGCCCAACTGTAGCAGCAGATTTAACTGGTGCGATTACAGATGACAACGGAGTATTAATCTCAGCAAGTGAGAATGTGGGGACTCCTGTCGCGGTAGGATTTCGTGCTCAAAAGGCCAATGGCACATACCGATATTTTTGGCTATACAAAGTGATGTTTGGATTACCAGCAACCAACTTACAGACAAAGGCAGATACCATCACCTTCTCTACACCCACGATTGAGGGGACGGTAATGCGAAGAAACAAGCTGGACGGTATGGGAAAACATCCATGGAAAGCAGAGGTCACAGAAGGTGATGCAGGTGTTTCTTCTGCTATTATAACAGGTTGGTTTACGGAAGTTTATGAACCAGTATATACACCTGAACCTTAGGAGGGAAAATGATGGAGAATGAGAGAAGTGCGGCTATCAATATTGGAGGCAAAGAGTATGAACTTATATTAACTACACGTGCTACAAAGGCGATTGCTGGTCGATACGGTGGACTTGAAAATCTTGGTGAAAAGCTAATGAAGTCAGAAAATTTCGAGATAGCACTGGATGAGATTATATGGTTAATTACATTACTTGCAAACCAGTCTATCTTAATTCAAAATCTTAGAAACAAAAATTCACCAGAAGAATTGCTAACTGAGGAAGATGTAGAACTCCTAACCACACCATTTGATCTAGCAGAATATAAAAACGCAATCACAGAAGCCATGTTTAAAGGTACGAAACGAAATGTGGAAAGTGAAGAAGAAATACCAAAAAACGTGGAAGTCGGGTAACAGACACTGAAGTCTTTACCCGGCTTTTCTATTATGGAACAGTTCAAATGGGCATGGATTCAGAGGAGTTTTGGCTTATGCCAATTGGACTGTTTTTTGATTTATGGACCTGCCATAAGCAATGGCACGGAATTGAGAAACCAAGAAGAACTCGAACGATTGATGATATTATTCCACCGGGTATATAAGGAGGAGGTGATGGCATGGCAGATAATTTTGGATTAAAGATAGGCGTTGAGGGAGAGCGTGAATTTAAGAGGGCACTTTCTGAAATCAATCAATCCTTTAAAGTTCTAGGAAGTGAAATGTCTTTAGTAACCAGTCAGTTTGATAAAAACGATAAATCCATAAAGTCTGTCACCGCTCGGAATGCCGTTCTGAATAAAGAAATTGATGCACAGAAAGATAAAATTTCTACCCTTAAGGCTGCCCTTGATAATGCCACTACCTCGTTTGGTGAAAATGATCGTCGTACCCAAAACTGGCAGATACAACTAAATAAGGCTCAGGCAGAACTAAATGGCATGGAGCGTGAATTAGAGCAGTCTACAGTTGAAGCAGATAATCTTGGAGATGAACTTGAAGACTCAGGCAAAAGTGCAGAAGACGCTGGTAGCAAGTTTAATAAGCTCGGTGGCATATTGAGTGGTATCGGTGTAGCAATGGGTACAGTAGTAGTTGCTGCCGGAGCTGCTGCTATAAAGTTAGGTAAAGAGGTAGTTACACAGTTCGGGGAGTTGGAACAAAACCTGGGTGGTTCAGAGGCAGTATTCGGCAAATATGCTTTATCGATTCAGAAAACAGGCGAGGAAGCCTATAAAAACCTTGGTGTTTCCCAAAGCGATTATCTTGCAACTGCCAACAAAATGGGCGCATTGTTCCAAGGTTCTGGCATCGAACAACAAAAAAGCCTTGAGTTGACTGAAAAAGCGATGCAACGTGCTGCGGATATGGCATCCGTTATGGGTATCGATATGTCCTCTGCGATGGAAGCCGTCACTGGTGCAGCAAAAGGCAACTTTACCATGATGGATAATTTAGGTGTGGCGATGAATGCTACAAACATTGAAGCCTATGCTCTTGCAAAGGGATTAGACTTTACTTGGAAAAGTGCTACACAAGCAGAAAAAGCTGAAGTTGCAATGCAGATGTTCTTTGAAAATACAGAGCAGTATGCTGGAAACTTTGCGAGAGAGTCAACGGAGACAATAACGGGTTCTATTGGATTGTTACAAGCTTCACTTGGCTCATTTACTGCTGGACTTGGTAATGCAAATGCGGATATGACAAATCTGACTGAAAATCTCGTTGATGCGTTCCAAGCGGTTGTCGCTAACATCGTGCCAGTTTTAGAAAATATCGTAACCGCATTACCGACTGCAACAGGTGCGATTCTAGAAGCGGTTGCAGATTTACTTCCTATGCTTCTTGAAACTTTCACAAGTATATTCACGCAGGTATTAGAAACAATTTTGAACCTCTTACCGGAACTAATTCCAGCAGCGGTTGGTGCGATAATGACTATCGTTGGTGCGCTAATTGATAATCTTCCGTTGCTCATAAATGCGGCAATTGAACTTGTAACCACACTTGTAGAGGGTATTGGCTTAGCTTTACCGCAGCTAATACCCGCAGCAGTTTCTGCTGTTATACAGATTGTTCAAGGACTGATTGAAAACTTGCCCCTGATTTTAGATGCGGCTTTGCAACTAATATTAGGGTTAGCAAAAGGCTTAGTGGAAGCCATACCGCAGCTTATATTAGCTTTGCCAGCCATTATCTCAGCTGTAGTGGATTTTCTAATAGAAGCTATTCCCCAGATTATTGATGCCGGTATTCAGTTGTTGACTTCATTAGTAACAGCACTCCCTACGATCATTGATGCAATATTAAAAGCAATTCCAGAAATCATCGACAATATTATTAATGCGGTTATTAAGTCTATTCCGATGATTATAGACGCAGGCATCCGCCTTTTAATATCGTTAATTCGAGCATTACCACAAATCATTACGACAGTTGTAGTAGCGATTCCAAAGATTGTAACCTCATTAGTAGGTGCGATTGTTGATAACATCGACCAGATCATTCTTGCAGGTGTTCAGTTGTTTATCGCTCTGATTGAAAATCTGCCACAGATTATTGTGGAAGTAGTAAAAGCAGTACCGCAGATCATCAAAGGACTTATTAATGCATTCTCTGATTATATAAGTGATATGTCCGATATGGGTGGTGATCTAATTAAAGGACTATGGCAGGGGATATCAGATGCGGGAGCGTGGCTATGGGATAAGATATCTGGATTTTTTGGAAACGTAGTTTCAAAAATTAAAAACTTCTTTGGCATTTCATCCCCATCAACATTATTTGCAGGTCTTGGTCGCAATATGGGCGAGGGAATTGGTGTGGGATTTGAAGATGCAATGGAAACTGTCTCAAGAGATATGCAAAATGTGATACCTACAAGCTTTGATATGAACTACAGAAATATGGCAGGACAGAGTGGTGTAGGTGCTGCTAGTGCAGGTATTACACAAAACATTTCTGTAGTGACTCCTAAGGCTTTGTCTGAAAAGGAATTGTCTAGGGAGTTTAAAAACCTATCACGTAAACTATCACTCGAACTTTAAAGGAGGGATGGCTGTGGAAGTTACCTATATCAACTCAAGTGGCGAAAGTATCACTCTTAATCAAAGCCGTCCATTTTTCATTACCAAAATAGACGGTACAGGAAACATACGCCAGACCGTTAATACGTTCAAGGCACCGGAACAGGACGGTGCTTTTTATGTGTCATCTACGATGGATATGCGAAACATTATATTAGAGGGTACGATTATAGCAAATACACCAGATGAAGCATATGAGCTGCGTAAAAGCTTCCTAAGATTATTCAGCCCTAAGAAGTCGGGAGTTATTAGATATCGTGAGAGACAAATTTCCTGTGTTGTTGAGGAGGCTGTATTATCAGTCTCCTCAAGAGAGAGGATACCAAAGTTCTTTATAAGCCTACTATGTCCAAACCCTTTCTTTGAAACCTTGGATGATGTATGGCATGACCTTGCTTCTTGGGAGCCTTTGCTAGAGTTTGAATTAGAGATACCGGAGGAAGGCATCGAGTTTGGGATGAGACAGCCAAGTCAGATCATTGCAGTGGATAATTTCGGAGATGTACCTTGTGGTTGTGAAGTTATATTTAGAGCATTAGGGCCAGTTACTAATCCAGAGCTTCTACTTATGGATACTGGTGAGTATATAAGAATTCTTACAACAATGAACAATGGGGATGAATATCATATATACACTCACTTTGCTGAAAAAAGAGTAATAAGCATCATAAATGGTACAGAAAGCAACGCCTTTTATTTATTAGATACATCCTCTGATTTCTTTCAGTTAGAACCCGGCATGAATAATCTTCGCTATGATGCATCGGCGAACTTGGAATTATTGGATGTTATCATAAATTTCCGTCCACAGTTTTTGGGGGTGTAGCATATGGAGTTATACGTATTTAATCAACATCGAGCCTTAATCGGAATTGTAGAGTCATTTGAATACCTACGATGGACTAGACGTTACTCCCAGTGCGGGTCGTTTGAATTAAAGGCCAATGCATCCACTGAAAATGCAGCATTACTTCAGGTGGGAAATTATATCTGGAAGAACGATGATGAGGAAATTGGATTAATCGAGTTTCAACAACTATCTCAAACAGATAGCGAGATCATTATAGTTAGTGGAAGGTTTGCGACAATACTGTTAGGACGAAGAATTATCTGGAATACGGAGAGGCTGAATGGTGACTTATCAGCTTGTATAGGACAATTAATAAACAACAATGTCATATCACCATCTGATCCTGATAGGCAAATAACAGATATTAGTTTTTCGTCACCTAATCTAGATATCCCAGTGAAACAGCAAGTGTCGTATACCAACCTTTTAGATAAAATACAGGAACTATGCACAGCAACATCCGTTGGAATCAAAACTATCTTTTCACCAGAGTCTGGTCACTTAACGGTCACCTTGTATATGGGAACATCATCTCAAGCTGTGTTTTCAAAGGAATATGATAACTTACTGGATCAAACATTAACAAAAAACACAGCAACTTATGCCAATACAGCTAAGATTGGAGGAGAAGGAGAAGGTGAGAATGGTCGTATTTTTGAGTATATCTATAACGGCGCTGGGGAAGAACGAAGAGAAGTATTTGTAGATGCGAAGGATCTTCGTGTTGCAGATTTTCCAACGGACTATGATGAGGCATTAATCCTTCGTGGTCTGACAAGGCTCTCAGAGTTTTCCATGTCTAATTCCTTTGATGTGATTGTCAATAACCACAGTAACTTAACCTATAAGACGGATTATGATCTCGGTCAGGTTGTACAGGTTATTTCAAAAAAGTGGGGAGTTACGATGACAGCCCGTATCGAAGAAGTGGAAGAAAGCTATGATTCGGAAGGACAGAGTATTAATGTAACCTTTGGAAAGGCTGAGCTTACAATTGCACAAAAACTTAAATCTGAATTTAGCCAAGTACGAACATCTCTTGGAGCTCCGACAGGCCTTACTGAAATGCTCGGTGAATCAAATGAGTGGACTGAACTTCAAAAGTTCTCAGGTGGTGTAATGATTAGTTCTGCTAGACTTGCTGCAAATACATCAACAGCAGGAGGTAATGACCCAACACTGGCAAAATACTACCATGTTGCAAGGGTTGTCATTAATGGTTCATTTAATCGTATTGCCTTTAAGTTCGATTATATTGGTACTGGAACAATTCCCAAAATGGGTACCATTGAAGGATATGTTTATTCTACATCATCTTTCTCGACCATATCCATTCAATCCTTTGTGCAAGCTTATACAAGAGATAAAAGTCCATTTTTACCGACTGATATCAAAGTAGTTAAGTCCGCAAGTTCTACTAAAACAATATGGGATATCTATGTTTGGTTATCAGACTATGGCACGGCATATGTAAATGGATTATATGCACTTACTGAAGCAGGAAATCTTTTAGCTGACCCCAGAAATGGAGAGCTACTTCTTGTGGCTAACCTGCCTATTGTATCAAGCTCATTCACTTATGAAGGTGAGAATTTTACGGTAACAGCTATTGATAATGGAGTTGTAAGAACATCTACTTATAGCGAGAAAGGTGAGTTTAATTCGATACAGTTACCGAATCGAGATATAAGTCTTACGTCGTCCGATAATCCGTTACAGATCGGTGTATCTGGTGGAGTAAATATGGTCTTTGACGGTAATGAGATTATGACACGAAATAACGGATTGTCATCGCCCATGTATTTAAATCTAGAGGGAGGTCCCGTTTGTGTTAATGGAGACGCTACCACAGGTATTATTTATGGTGGAGATACTGGGTGGCAGTTTGTACAGGATGCAGAATTTCAGAATGGTTTTACAGCTTATACAGGAGGAACAGCACAGCGGCCTAGATACCGAAGAGTTGGACGGGTGGTGCATTTATTTGGTGCATGTTCTCCGCCTACTGGTGCTACCATAAACTCGGCTTCAGCGACGAGTATGTTCACATTGCCAGTAGGGTTCAGGCCAAATTATGATTTTCGTACCTTATGTCAAGGGTCAAGTACGAATAAGTGGCTGTTTGTAGTAGGTGAAAACGGACAATGTACTGCAGCACGTTATGGCACTAACGAGTATGCTTCGAACATCACAGGTAATGAGTGGCTTCCGTTTAGCGTATGCTTTTTGGCTGACCCCAGCTAATTTAAAATATATAAAAGAAGGAGGGTGTTGTTTTGGAAAAGAGTGGATTTTTCAACTCTTCCAACGGTGACCGGATTTACGATGCCACTGATTTTGCTACCTATTTTGGCAGCTTAGTTTCGAATGGCATATTTTATAAGGATACTACAAATCTGCAAGTGACTCCAGGTTCAGGAATGGCAGTAAATATAGCAGTTGGAAGTGGTTGGATTAACGGATATCATTATGAGAATACTGCAGTGCTTAGCAAGACACTAGAAACTGCAAATGGTTCATTCCCTAGGATTGATCGGATTGTTATGCGATGGAGCTTTCTTGAAAGGAATATCATTATTACAGTTCTAACGGGAACAGCAACTGCCTCACCAAGTGCTCCTGCCTTAACACGAAACTCGGATGTCTATGAATTGTGCCTAGCAGAGATATTAGTTCCGCAGGCAGCTACGTCTATAACTATAGGAAATATCACAGATACGAGATTAAATTCTATTCTATGCGGAACAGTGAATTCTCTAGTTACAGCAGTGTATGAATGAGGTGAGTAAGAATGGCAAATTACCAAGCTACAAATGCATGTACTTGGCGTGATGGGAGATATATTCCAGGCACTACGCAAGATATAAGGCAAGGGGTATTTGAAGATTTAGGTCAATGCGTCGGTGTTATGATCTTTAATCTAACATCTATACGAAATCAATACCAGGACTATTACCCGACAAGTGCGTCCCTTGCACTTACACGAACAGGAGCTGGTGCCTGGGGTAGCGAGCGTACAATGACGCTTTATGCTGGAAACCAAACTGGTATCCCGTCTTTGAGCTCCTCAACGAATATAAATGCTCCCCGTCCAACCAAAGTAAGTTCTGCCTACAATTATGATATCTCTGCAGGGCAGGGTGATAAAATTATAAATATTTCAACGGCATTAATTGATTCCATAGGAAGTGGAGCTAGTAATTGCCTTTTTATTGATGCAGGGTCTAGCACAACTCATTACATGTCTTTTATGGGGAGAAACGACCTTACAAAGATTGTACTAACAGTTAACTGGGAAAGCCGTACGACTGCAGCTAGTGCACCAACGTCATGTTCACTTAGTAGTACACTTGCCGAGGGTAATGTAACCCTATCCTGGAGCGGTGCAAAGTCCGGAGCAAATAATGACATATCAGCCTATGAAATTCAATACAGTGATTCTACGAATAATTCTACATGGGGGAGTTGGACGGCGCTTACTGTTATAAATTCTACTGCTACCAGTGGAAGTTTGTCAGTCTCTCCTCCAACTACCAGAGGTAACTTTCGAAGATTTCGTATCCGTACACGTGGTACTGCAGGTAGTTCCTATTACTCGGGGTGGAAGGTCTCGTCAAATACTGTTAGGAAGAATACGCTGCCAGCTGCGCCTACAATAGCAATTGCTTCACCGGAAATTCACAGCAATGAGACTATAACACTAACTTGGTCTGGAGCAGCAGGAGGAACAAGTGCAATTAAAGGCTATCAGATTTCAAGCCGAACATCCACTGATAACAATACATGGAGTGAATGGGATGAACTCATAACACTTAATCTTAATGCAAGTAGTGGTAGTTATAATCCCGTAGTAACTAATGTTTCAGGAACCTATACGCAGTTTCGCATTAGAACCGTTGATGTTCTCGGGGCTATTTCAACAGAGAAAATTAGCAATAGTATTTTATGTAATATTACAGCTTGTGGTGAACCAACCGTATTTTCTTTAAGTACCACTGTAGCTGAAGGAAGTCTTACGCTTTCTTGGAATGGAGCGACAGCGGGAGCTGGCAATGCAATTATAGGTTATGAGATGGAGTTTAGCGATTCTAGTGATGATAGCACTTGGGGTATATGGAGTTCGCTTAAAACAGTGATGACATCTGGAAACAATGGATCAACGAGCGCGTCTCCCCCATCAACACGTGGGTATTATCGAAGGTTCAGAATTCGTACACTGGGAACAGCAGGTAGTAATTATTATTCTAATTGGAAGACCTCAGCAAACAGTGTTCGTAAAAATATTCTACCAACACCGCCTTCGATCTTAACGGTTTCGCCGACTTTATATGAAACTCCAACTGTAGCAATAAATTGGAGTGGAACGCTACCTGGTACCAGTCCAATCAAACATTATGTAATTCAACGCAGTACTTCATTTATGGGTAATCCACCATGGTCATCATACGAAACATTGGCAACGATTGCATCTAGTGAAACATCTGGTACTTACGTAGCAGAAGCATCAAATTTGCCTGGGACATCAACAAGATATCGTATCAGTGTTACAGATACACTCGATGCAGTTTCTACTTATGTGACTAGTAATATAATTAGGAAAAATAGTCCTCCCACAGCACCTAAAATCGAATGTCCAATATCTGGCAGAACAACATTCAATAGAACACCACGATTTATGATCACAACGGGTATAGAGCCGGATGGTCAGACGCAGATTGTTGAAGTAAGACTTAACTCGGGTGCGTGGTATAGCAGTGTTAATAATCCTGAGATGTTCTCTACTAATGGCTATATTGGAGATAACACAAAAACGGTATTTAAAGCACCAACGTTATCATACGGAAGTCATATGGTGACCATTCGGTGCTTGGATAGTGACTTGATGACATCAAGTGCTGAGATTGTAAAAACATTCAATGTTCAGCCATCACCTTTTGAGACGATTACCGCAAATGTAACATCTGTTAAGGCTATGCACATTAAAGCTCTTCGTGCTGCTGTTAATATCATTCGTGAATTCCATTGTATAACACCGATTGTATGGGGCGAGGAAATCATTTCTTCAAAGACCACAATAGAAAGGTGGCCACAACACATAGAAGAGCTACGCGCTGCACTTGAACCGGTTATCACTAAAATTAATGAGTTTGATGATACATCTACTTTTGACATACCACCAGTAGAATGGATACCTTTTGGTATAGGAAGGCCAAAGGCAGACGTAATGACACAGCTACAAGAATTGATACTGATATTATAATGTTATAGCGCTCTTGATAACCAGGGGCGCTTTTTGTTGCAAAAATAAGATTGGAGGATTAGAGAATGAAAGAGATATGGAACAAGATACAAGCAGCATTGACGATCGCTGGAGGGTTTGTTGGTTGGTTTCTAGGTGGTTTTGATGGCTTTCTCTATGCGCTCATTACCTTTGTTGTAATTGATTATATAACGGGTGTGTTATGTGCAATCATTGATAAGAACTTGTGCAGTAAGATTGGAGCCAAAGGCATCTTTAAAAAGGTGCTTATTTTTGTATTGGTAGGTGTGGCGCATGTGATAGATACAAATGTTTTAGGGGTTGTAGGTAATACAGATACAAATGTTCTGCGTACAGCAGTGATTTTCTTTTATTTAAGTAATGAAGGAATTTCTATTCTCGAAAATGCAGCTCACATCGGATTGCCTATCCCGGAAAAACTTAAGGATGTACTAAAACAACTGCATAAGCGAGAAGAGGACGGTTCGCAGGAGGAAAAATAATGATTGATTTAACGAAAGTAGCAACAGTGTTCATTGGTCGGCGCGGTGAGCATCACTATAGAAATATTGAATTTGATGTATCTAACCTATTGGAAGATAAATACTCTGGAGCATCCTTAAATGCAATTTATAGAAGGCCTGATGGGGCTGCCTATCCTGTTGTAACGAACTACACGGATGGAGTTCTTACCTGGTCCCCAAGTGCAACAGATACAGTACTTGTCGGTGTTGGGCGGTTGGAAATAAGAGTTACAGACGGTGATGTGGTAGGAAAAAGCGTTCGAGTTTTAACCGTAGTCGAGGATGCTCTTGTAGACGGGATTGCCGAGCCACCGGAACCTCCTGCACAAGAGTGGTTAAATCAAGTGCTTTCTGCCTTATCAGAACTAGATATTGATGAAATCAACAATATGCTTAATCTCACTTATAACCTACTAAATAACACACACGATTTGCTCGAGGATACGAGCAACAATCTATATACGAGGACAGGTATTCTTCTCAATCATTTACATCCGATAGAAACTGCTACAGCACCGGATTTGATTAGCCGAAGGGCATCCATAACGTTTACCAATATAGTAAATGGCAACAACGTCGTAATCGGTACAGTGACATACACCTTTGTTACATCCTTGGATAGTCCGATTGCTAATAATGTGCAAGTGCTGATTCAAGATACACTTCGCAGTACTGTCAAAAAAGTTGCCGAAGCCATAAGAGGCATTCAAGATGAGACTAACATTGCTTATGGTACAGGGACAGATCCAAACCCTATTTGCACAGCTTATTGGACGAGACAAAGATTTTCTATCGGCGAAGTTACAGTAGAGCCGGGTGAAAGCTTGTTTGTTCTAGAAAGAACAGAAAATGTGACTTCTGCAATAACGCTTACATCCAATGCTACAGTAACAATTAATCCATTTAGCAGAATAGGTTACCTGAGATACCTCTTGTCTGGTAATGTTTCAGGATCAGGCGGTGTTAACAGCGTTCGTGGACCACTGCACACAGTACTACCTATAGGTAGCGTGGTTATTGGTGGGCAGGGTGGATTGCTTTATCCAGCCACTTATGACTGTCATTTGATTACTCTTTGTCGTCAATCAGATACAAGTGAGAAGGAACTTGACTTATACATTTCAAATGATGAAGTGACCTTTACTAGAATTTCACGGAGTACGCCTATTGGGTCTAATAATTCAGCCGAATCTCTACACATTCACATCGAAATGCGTCAGGCTAGAGTACCTGCTGGATATGGACTATATGCCTGCATGGGAAGTGATGGTACATCGTCAAGTGCTTACTGTGACTTGAAGTTTACCTATCATCTATATCCAGTAGAACTTACAAATAATTAATAAAAGAGGTGATAATATTGAATTTGCATAAATTGATACTTACGAAAAATGCCTGTTACAAAGCAGGTAAAACCATAACACCAAAAGGTATTATGGTACATTCCACTGGTGCAAGCAATCCATGGCTTAAACGTTATGTTGGCCCTGATGATGGACTCTTAGGAAAGAACCAATACAATAACCACTGGAACCAGGATAAACCAGGTGGAAAGCAAGTATGTGTTCATGCCTTTATTGGCAAACTGGAGGACGGTACGATAGCTACCTATCAAACGTTACCGTGGAACCATCGTGGGTGGCATTGTAGTAGTGGGTGGAAAGGGTCTGGCAATGATACACATATTAGTTTCGAGATTTGTGAGGATAACTTAACCGACAAATCATACTTTCATAAAGTGTTTAATGAAGCAGTAGATCTTTGCGTGTATCTTTGCAATCTATATGGTCTTAATGAGAACAGCATTATCTGTCACAGTGAAGGATATAAACTTGGTATAGCTAGTAACCATGCGGATGTAATGCACTGGTTTCCAAGGCATGGTGAGACTATGGACTCCTTTAGAAATGCGGTGAAAGAAAGACTTCAGGCAGAAGAAGAAAGGGAAGGAAAGAAATATTACCGGGTGCAGGTTGGTGCTTATTCTATAAAAGCAAACGCTGATGCGCAACTTGATAAAGTAAAAAAGCTGGGATTTAGAGATGCAGTTATAAGGTATGATTAATAAGATAAAACAGAACCCGAGGAGTGCGAAATCTCTTCGGGTTATTTTTATGCTTTGTATTGGGCGTACAAGTTAAGTTGTTTTCCGCATGGAGGCGCAGGATGATAAATTCATTGTTGGATTCAAATAAGAGGTCGCAATTAATGAAGAACTGCAAGTTGCATCTCATTTTATCTAATGCGTTACAATTGTAATGAATAACAAACTTAAGAAGATTGGAAATATTAAAAATATTAGGAATATATTAGTAATAATAAATGAAGAATTTTGAGGTTGTTT